ATGAAATTTAACTACGGACATTTCAGAAACGGTATCTATACAAAGCGTGTACGCCTCTCTAAAGCCGTTATTTGGAAAGATCGACAACTATCCCTCCGGGAAGAAATAATCGATCGTATACGCACTGAGGGAATCCAGTTAATAGTGTTTGTGGACGAGTATAAGAATGAGCGGTGGATATTTAAATCGGATAAAGTACTGGAGACTATGGTGAAAAAGTCTGTAGGACAAGAGGTGCAATATTATTTCCCAATTGAATTGGCAAAGCGCGTGCAAATAGTACCAACAGTCAAACAGAACATTGTATTTGATGATGAGAAGAATATTGCCTATGTAGGCGTTGATTTGGCTATGGGTGAATCTAAAACAGTTGTAATAAAAAAAGATCCACAAATAGCATTATTATGATAAAACTAGTAACCATAAATGGGAGAAAGCAGTGGGTAAAGATTGAGCATGGCAAATTCGCAAGCTATATTACAGCGGAGCAAAAAATAATTCTTTTGCTAAATTTTGTAGTATACATGGCGTTTTTTGTAATGGGATTTATAACCGGGATGAGTTTAACATGAAAACACCTATACCAGAAAAAATAAAAGTAAATAGATGGGCGCATACAGACAGAAATCTTATTATTGAATTACAGGAATCTCACAACTCCCTGATAGACGTTCTAACAGAACAACAAAAAGAGATTGAGTCATTGAAAAGTAATTTATATAACTTTTGTACATTTATGGGTAAAAAAGACCACCCCTATACCGCTATGAGGAGTACGGGAATGAAAGATATCGCATTGAATATGCTTTATGAGGAACCCAATACATTAGGAGCAGATAGTAAACCCATCAAACCAAAAAAGGATATGCTGACTAAGATAGCCTATCTTAGGCAAACAATTCCAGACATGACAGAATCAGAAAGGAGAAGTGGTTGGTATCTATCAGGATATTACGATGCAATAGATAAACTACTCGCAATAGTAAAAGGAGAATAATATGGAAAAACACGTAACATTACTAGAATTATCAAAACGCCTAAAAGCATTGGGAGTGAAACAGGAATCCAATTTATACTGGATGGAAACAGATAATCACTCAGGATATTTTTTGACAGGCGAACACACAAAAGAGGTAATCGAGGAAAATAGAAATTATTGTTCAAAAAATGGTCTTGGTTATTACTCCGCCTTTCTCGCTTCGGAGCTTGGGGAGATGTTGCCAGTAGACTATCTTACGGGAAAAGTAACAGACAAAACTTATAATACATATCACAGAGAACATCCTATGATGTTGGGTCATTACAACACTTATCAGTCAGAAAGTATGGCAGATTCTATGGCTCTCATGCTTGAATACCTTATACAAAATAAAATGATAACTATATAAAACTATTTAACCCAAAGGAGGGTGTATGAAAACAATAATATTAAGTGATGAGGAGTTTGAAAAAGTACAATCTGTTCTTAAAAAAACAGAAACAGTGCATGAAAAGAAAAAAGGAGTGACTATTTATAAAACTGACGGATCAGTATTATTCGAGTCTGATAAAGAAACGATTAAAGAGGCGGTGCGTGATGCTGACCTGTTTGGGGCTAACCTGCGTGATGCTAACCTGAGTTATGCTGACCTGCGTGGGGCTAACCTGCGTGATGCTGACCTGAGTGATGCTGACCTGCGTTGGGCTGACCTGAGTGATGCTAACCTGAGTGATGCTGACCTGCGTGGGGCTGACCTGAGTGATGCTGACCTGCGTGGGGCTGAATTAAATAACGCCAAGTTCTATGGAAAAGGTGGAACAGTACATCTTAAAAAAGAACAAGTAAAACCATTTTTAGCAGCGTTAGGATTTATTGTTGAGTAGTAACTATGTCTATACACACTAAGGAGGAGATATGAAAGTACAAAAAAGTGAAACAACAGCAACGGGAGAAAAACATTTTGTTATTTCTACGAATCAAGAAGAATGGATGCTTGATATGCCGAATATGGTTATGCGTAGAGTAATTGAAATGGCAGCAGAACAAATAACAAAAGAGTTTGTAGAAAAACATAGTCAGGATATTATTAAATGTATTGACCAACAGGCTATTGCAACTCTCGTAGTAGCGGAAGCTGGAAATGCTGTTAAGGATATGTTAGACAAAAAACTTCCAGACAAAATTGAAAAAGTTGTTGAAACACAGGTATATCAACGAGGATTTTTCGGTGGAATAAGTAGAATTAAATAATTTATGTCTCTACACACGATACTTTCACAAATGGATAAGGAGTTTGATAAGGAGTTTGTTATCCGTACTGGTACAAAAAAAATAAAACGTGTCGGATATTACTGTACTAAAGATTCCGATTCTCATGTAGGTCATGACCCAAAATTGATATTGGAGTTCTTTCACTCCTTCGCCACTCGGATTGTAGAAGAAGTGGGTAAAGAAGTAACGAATCAAGTGAAACTATTCATTAAAGACCAAGCAGAGCATGAAGTGTCAGAAGAGCATACGTTAGAATTGATGCCTAGTTTGCTTGAACACGTATTTGATAATTTGAATAAAAAATAGGGGTATTGACAATAACAAGCGGTTGTTATAAACTATCGCTGTAGGACACATAATTGAGCCTACAGAAAGAAGGAATATGAGTGACCAATATCTAAAAGAGGGGAAAATATACTCAAGAGTTCTTGAGGTTGATTATGTGACGGGTAAAACTCTTGGTGACGATTTTGAAGTTTGTAATTTGACTAATGAGTTTGAGGTAAAATGCGACTGTGGAAGGGTATGTAAAGCAGGTGAGGCTAATTCTTGTTCTGGCAATGGTCGGACAGGTGAAATTACTGGTTGGATTTGTAATAAGTGTGAGTCGGATTCAGACCGAGCATATCAGGCGTCTACCTTTGATGTGGATTATCGGAATAGCATGATAGCAGAAAGTGAGTATTAAATGAAAAATAAAGCAGCAGTATCACTCGGTAAACTTGGCGGTAAAAAGACCGCCTTATTGTATGGCGCAAGGCACTTTTCAGAAGCAGGTAGAAAGGGTATGGCAAAACGATGGAAAAATCATAAAAAATTAGATTCTGGCACCAAGCTACAGAAGATGAAAGGAGATATATGAGAACAAGAGATTTTAAATTTCGTGTGTGGGTAGATGCTACTAAAAAGATGTTAGATTGGGAATTTTGGCAACACAATGCTATTACAACAGAGGAATTTTTCGGAGCGAATAGTCATATCATGCAATGGACAGGATTTGTAGATAAACAGGGAGAAGATATTTACGAAGGTGACATATTGCGTTGTTGCTTTGACGATGTAATGATTCCTGTAAATATGGTTGTTAAATGGCAGGGTGTAGGTTGGGAGCCATTTAATAGCTATAGTGATATTTTTGCAGAAGGATATAAACCATCTGAGCATTTAGTTATTGGAAATATCTATCAGAATCCAGAAATTGCATACGAAATGCCAGTTATAGATACAGTTTTATCCGAACACGACCAGGAGATGATAAACGAAGGTAAACAACGAAGTGATAGAGATATTCGGAGGGGAGAATGAGGTTTAACGATTTAATTATTATAATTTTACTTTGTATTATAGTAAAACTTTTATTGAAGTAATGTAACCCTCTATACGGAGGAGAAAGGAAAATATGCACGAACATATAGAGCCGAAAAAGTGTAAACATGAATTGAAATACTGCGCAAAATGCGATGAAGTGTATTGTGAAAAGTGTGGAGAACAATGGTCTAAACCGTTTATTCCTAACACATTTGTAGGAGATATTTTAGACAAAAGACCCACACCTTATTGGAAAGAAGGAAATATAATGATGTGTTCCCACAGGTCTAGTACCTGAGTAAAGGAGATGTATGAGTAATTGGAATGACAGGATAAACAAGATAAAAAAAGAGTGTAAAATATCCTACCCCTTTAAAGGAGAAGCGATGGTTGGGTATTTTGCTGGTCTTGATGATATGCACACGCATATACAAAGCCAATTACCTATAATTATTCGTGAGATAGTACAGGAAGCAATAAAGCCTATGGATTATGCAGAAAATGTATTGGATAAAAATGCCCATCATTTAGAAATTTCTCTCTATAATCAAAGAAAAGATGGCTACAATCAGGCTTGTTCCGAAATCCTATCAAACGTAGAGGAGATGATAAAATAATATGGAAATTATAAATTTTTTAGTATGGTTTCTAATAGGTTTTTATACATCACCTTTTGGAATGTTTATTTTAATAATATTATTTACAGTTATTTTTGTTTTAGAACTAACAAAGAAGTAATATCTCTTTCATTGGAGTACATTAACAGGTAGATTGATGGGGGCGCTTGGCAGGGAAACTAAGTTATTGAAGCTGCAAAGCTGCATAGAAGAAATAGCGATATAGAATCGCCTGACCTTGAGGGTAGGGGTTACGCCTGATAGTAAAAGGGAAAGCCAGACAGTCCGTAAAACTGTTGCTCGTAAGAGCTATACGGTGAAAATCCGCCAGCCCCACCATGAGTCTATCTCTTTCATTGGATACATGGGGTGTTGATTGCAAGTCCTTCATACCCGACGTGTATCCAGTAAAGGAGATAATGGAGAACTGTTACATCTTGAGACTGGCTCGTCCACAGGTAACAGTAAAACGAATGGGGGTAGAATCTCAAGACGGGGATCGTAGAAGCGATCAGACTTTTACCCGCTACCCACATTCACATATTGAATAGAAAAGAGGAGGAGTATATGGCAATGAAGTATAGTAGATATATTACATACAAAAGAACATTGTGGTGTGATAGATGTAAAGCTAACCGTTTATTTACTGTTCAGGCAGAATATGGTCAAGCATATAGGATAGAGTGCTTAAAAGGACATATAGAAAACGTTGAAGGTTTATATTATAGGAATCTTCCTCACAAAAAAGTTAAAACAGTCAAAAAATGGTATCAATTCTGGCTCTAGCCCTTACATAACAGTATGAAATTTATACTTAAAATGCCACCCAGTATAAACCGGACATATGGTGTAAATAGAAACGCGAAGCATCCAATGTTCAAAAAGCAAATTGTAAAAGATTGGGAAGACCAAGCCGGGTGGGATATCAGAAAACAAATGAAAAGACGTCCTAGTGGCATTAGATTTCCTTTGTTATGCCCTGTACGAGTCAGTATAACGTGGTTCTATGATCATAATAGGGATATAGAAGCCGGTCTCAAGGTTCTACTTGATATATTTCAAAAAATGAACGTGTATAAAAATGATCGGCAAGTGAGAGAGATAGAGCGCATATTGATATTTGAGGACAAAGCAAATCCCCGGGTAGAGGTAACTATTGAGCCTAAACTGTAGTATTGCAATTATGGGCATGATGTGTGTATATTAGTACTAATATTTAATTGGAGGTATATATGACAGATAAGCTAGAGCCCAAAACAAAACGGTATTCATTAAGCGCCGAAGAGAAAATGAATGTGGAGAATATACAATCGGTTATGGGTATTATATCCATGCTTCGAACCGGTATGAATCATTCTCTGGGTGTAGCATTAACCGGCGTGCGTCATAGACTGGGTATTAAAGATTCTGAAGCTCCTGAAGGATATTCGCGCGATGTTACATTTGATCCAGACACAAGCGAAGTAGTTGTAATAGATACTCCTTTAGATGTTGTTGTTCCAAAAGTTTCACCGGAAGTAGCAGAAGATAAAAAACCGAATTAACATATGGCTGTAGCATGTCAATGTTGTTGTCATAATCAGTTGCATAAAACTATTGATCATTTATGCAAATGTATTCCAAATTGTGAGCATTGTAATCCAGATGCGTTTGAGTTTTGCTACGATCATGATTGTCCACTCTATTTCCCACTGAGCACACACAAAAGAACTGTATCTTCATGTAAGTATGCCAAAAAATAAGTACTGGGATTTTGAAGAGATTAACGAAAATCAGACTAAAGTGATGAGATTCATCATTGACTGGGTAAAGACAAAGAAGACACCAGTTCCACATCATGAGATCATAGTTGGAATGAAAGCACAGGGATACGGTGAGCCTACCGTTGTAGGTATATTGGGGTTTTTACTTAAAAATGGATATATCCGGCGCGCTGTAGTTCCTTCAAATAAATCATTTTATATTCAAATACGAACTATTTGATTTGTCATGAGATACTAAGCCCGTGTATACTTTTATAAGCCAAACCCTGTAAAGGACGGTAAAATATGAAGATTACAAAGAAAAACAAAGGTGGTAGACCCTCAAAATATAATCCTGAATATGAAGATAAAGTTTATAAATTATGCTTACTAGGAGCAACTGACTCTCAAATAGCAGATTTCTTTGGTATAGCAGAATCAAATTTAAATATTTGGAAGAAAAAATACCCAAAGTTTCAGGAGTCCATAAAGAAAGGAAAAATTGATGCTGACTCAAAAGTTGCCAATAGCTTGTTTCATAGAGCATTAGGATACGAGCATTCTGATGTTGATATAAAAGTAATAAAAGACACAATAGTTCAGACGAAATTAATAAAACATTATCCACCTGATCCAACATCTGCAATATTCTGGTTAAAAAATAGACAGTCTAAAATATGGAGAGATAAGACAGAAACTGAGCATTCAGGTAACGTTACATGGACTGAAGAACCGCCAAAATAATGAATGAGAACACAATACCCTATCATTTCGATTCTAGACCATATCAACAGCCTTTTATACGTGCTGTAAATGATGCTATAAAAGGACGCAGTAGTGTTCGTTATTTCTATCAGATATGGCACCGGCGTGCCGGTAAAGATAAGGTAGATATTGCAGATCCGATCCCCAGAAGACTCATACAAAGCCCCTGCTTAGTAAAGATGATATATCCGACCCTTGTTATGGGTAGGCAAAATTTATGGGATGGTATTGGTAAAGATGCATTCCGGTATAGAGATCATATACCAGAAGGATTGAGAGTTGGTCGTCCAAATGAGACAACCATGAAAATGACAGTGCAAACTAAAAATTATAAAAACGATGGATCAACTTCAATATTTCAGATAGCAGGATCAGATCATCCAGATTCTCTTCGTGGCGGTAACTCACGGCTCAATGTGTTCTCTGAGTGGGCAGAACAAGATCCATACGCCTGGAACGTTGTAGAGCCTATTTTGAAAGAGAATGATGGTATAGCCATATTCAACACTACTCCAAAAGGTAACAATCACGCGCGCGCACTGTATGAATATGCAAAAAATGATCCAAAGTGGTATGTAAGCCTACTTACTGCAGAAGACACCGGTATATGGTCATTACAGGAGCTTGAGGACATACGTGATGATATTATCAGGCGCTTTGCTTCTGATGGTCGTGCTGAATCTGAAGCTATAGCCTATTTCGAGCAGGAATACATGTGTTCATTTAAATCTCCAGTAATTGGTTCATATTATGGTGAGGGGATGAACAGAGCCGAGCGAGAACATAGAATCATTCGCGTGCCATATATGGAAGGATTGCCAGTGCATACTGCATGGGATCTTGGTATAGACGATTCTATGACTATATGGTTCTTCCAGATAGTTGGTCAGGAGTTCCACTTTATAGATTATTATGAGAACTCCGGTGAAGGATTACTTCACTACGCTCAGACAATGCAAAGCAAAGGATATTTATATGGTAAACACTATGCTCCACACGATATTATGGTGCGTGAGCTTGGCAGTGGTAAGTCTCGCTTTGAAGTAGCAAAGGGATATGGTATTACATTCGAGCCCGGACCAATGCTTGAAATAGAGGATGGTATTAACGCTGCACGAAGTATACTCTCACAGTGTTGGTTTGATAAAGACAAATGCTTCCGTGGTATAGAGTGTCTCAAAAACTATAGAAAAGAGTGGGATGAGAAGAATAAGGTGTTCAAAACAAAACCAAAGCACGACTGGGCAAGCCATGGTGCGGATGCATTTCGTAGATTTGCCATAGGATATAGGAGATCTAAGCCTTCTATAGTATCCAGTGGTGGTAGTGGTGGCGTATTGCCTTATATACCTGGTTTACTTGGTTGACTTGCCATATTGTATCTCTCTAGTATTGATTCCATATGGAGCAAAGCAAGGTTGTACAGGGTGTTGCCACTGCAGATGGAGTCATACTAGATTCTCCAGAGCTTCAGATGCTTCGAAATAACAAGTTAGAGGGATACAATTATCGTGAACGGCGAACGTATGACTGGACAGAAAACTATGATCTCTATAGAGATAAAGTGCAAACCAATAGGCTTCTCCAGCGTCAATCAGTAAATCTTCCTATCATGAAAGGGCAAGTGCGAACGCTTCTTAAGGATATAGACGATATGCCGGTTATTTACTTTGAGAACCTCGACAACGACAAGCAAGCAGAGCTATTTAAAAACGAATACTGGAAATACACTGTAGAGCACAATAACATGAGTATTCAGGATATTGTGGATAAACGGCAAGTGTTACTATTCGGACGTTCATTCGATCAATGGCAGATTATAGATGGTAAAGTGGTCATGACAGTTCAAGATCCTGAAGATATACTCGTGAGTCGGTTCATGAATCCATTTGATCTGCATTCTTCCCGGTATTTAATTCACACGCACATATTTGTTCCATTATCCTCCTTGTCTCAGAATGAAGACTATGATCAGGCTGCAGTTAAAGAAATGATGGAGTTTTATGCAACACGCAATGGGCTGATCAAATCAGCAGAGAATACGAAGATGATGATCGATAAAAATCAAAAGTTAGCAGATATGGGCGTTCCTGATCTTGAAAGCCCAGTATTGGGAGAGACATATGTAGAGTTGACGCTTCATTTTGTGTATAGAGACAATGAGAAGGATTCTAATGGAAAAGAAATGCCAACACAAATATTTCTTTATGTAGAAGTGGATAATATGAAGATCCTCATGAAAAAGCCTCTGGAGGAGGTTATAGGCACCACTAAAGACCATTTCTGGCGTAATCATTTCCCATACAATACTTGGGCAGATGATCTGGAGAGACAAGACTTCTGGAGTGATGCTGTGGCAGATATGATTAGAACACCGGCAAAGGTACTTAATGCATGGTTTAGTCAGCTCACGGAGAATAGAACGCTGCGCAATTTGAATATGCACTACTACAATTCAAATATGGAGGGATTCAATCCATCAACATTTGTACCTATGGCATGGGGTTGGTATGGATTACCAGTTCCTATGGGTGGAAATATAGAATCTGTAATGAAAACAGTGGAAGTTCCTGATCTCACTGAGGCAATCGATGAAATGAACTTTGTCATGCAAGTAATGGAGAAGGGTACCGGAGCAACTGCTGGACAACAGGGCGTTGCCTCAGAAAGACAAATTACACTTGGAGAATTTAAAGCAACACTCACAGAAGCAAAGGATCGCGTTAAGGGTATGAGTAAGTTCTATACGCCAGTATGGGAGCAGCGCGGTATCATGTTTGATAAGATGTTGGAAGCTGCAGGAGATAGGATTAAAGCCGTAACGCTTCACAAAAAGGGAAGAAACACAGACAAAGTGTATTCCCGTGAAGTGTCACTCAGCGACTGGACAACTCCAATGGGATATAGGGTCAAGGTATGGACACAGGAAGAGAAAGATGGGAACGATATTAATACACTTCAGAAACAGAATGCAGTAAAAACAGCAATGCCGAACAATCCAAAGGTAGCAGAGATATACAATAGAAAACTATTGGATTGGGCTAGTTATAGTCCGGATGAGATAAACGAAATCATGGAGTGGGAGAGAGAGCAGAGAGATTTGCTTATGCAGCAACTACAGAGTCAGATGCTTGGTGGTGGAATGCCTGCTGGTCAGCCTGGATCGGGTAGTGCACCGGCACCAATGCCAACTGGTCAACAGATACCACCGGCTCTTCCAATGGCAGCGTAATGTGTGTATAGTAGTACTATATGTCAGCAATAGACGATATATTAAATAGATTTAATCTTAAATATGAAGACCTCAAGGAAAGTGAGCGTGAAGTGCTCAATGGTTGGTTAAAGGTTCTAGATAGCAATCAGCTAGATGTAGAACAGGTAAGAATATTTGTCCATACACTCCGAAAAGAAATAGAAACACAGTTAGTGCAGTATAAAGAAACGCCGAGCGGATGGGTGTCTATATTTGCTATGTTTATACCCTTCTATGGACTTTTGACCAAATGGTACCAGGATCAGAATCGTATAGGTCTCGAAATGCGACTACGCAATATATTGTTGATAGAAGACTTTCTCACCGGTCCACAGAGAGCCCGGGATGCATTAAATAGGCAGATCGCAAGCCTTGTTTCGAATGTAAAACAGAGCCCTTGACATAGAATAGAAAATATACTTACACTATACACATATGACAGACTATGATGGATTGATCGAAGAAGAACAAGATAAAATGAAGGTCGAAATCGACCGAAGAGCACAGACCACAGAGAACACAGTTCTCAGAATATTATCAAAGATAGTCAAGAAAGATAAGCGAACGCTTACTCTTGCAGACAAAGTATTCCTTAAAGCACGCGCTTCCTACTTAACAGATGGACAGCGGGAGTATTATGCGGAAATTATAGCTGCAGATTACTCAGGATCAACAGATGTAAGAACACTTCCAAATGTACCAACAGAACTTGAGGATCTTACCAATGAAGAGTTGAGAGATAGGCTTAAGGCTTTGGGCATGACAGAAGATGAAATGAAAAAGCTGACGAATAAAGCGAAGCTTATTGAGGCATTAAAACTTCAACAGATTAAAAAAGATACGAAGTAATACAATCCAAACCCTATTTATAGGACGGTAAAACTGTATGGCTAACCACGTAAAACCAACTAAGGAACAACTTAAGCAGGAAATGAACAAATCTCTTGAGACTTTGGATACATTACCAAAGGATGGGGAACCAAATACGCCTCCAGTACAACCTTCTACTCCTCCAGTGGTGCCCAATACACCGCCTACCCCTCCGGTAGCAGATGATCCGAATAAACCAAAAGATCCTCCACAGGATGATCCAAACAAACCAAAAGACCCGCCACCAGTAGATTATAGAGCCAAATTTGTAGCGTCTTCGAATGAAGCTCAGATAATGAGTTTTAAAAATAAGGAAGTAGACAAGGCATACCAGGAATCAGAATCACTACCCATTCCAACCGATGACGAAATGCGAGCGATCACTCCTAATTGGGATGACATGGATGATGAACAACGGAAGACTGCAAAAGAATTAATACATTCAAAGAAGAAATTGGAAGTTCTTAATAAAGTTAAACTTAAGTTTGCAGAATTTGACAAATGGACTGAGACTATTAATACATTCCTCGATAATCCGGCTACATTTGTAGACCATCCGGAACTTGAAGGGAAGAAAGAAGAATTCAAGCACTTTGCTAATAAGCCCGAGCGCCGAACCATGGCTATGGACGATATTATACTGGCATTTGTAGGCGAGCAGTCTAAGACTGTACCTGTCAAAGTGACTAAGCCTATGTTTGAGCCGGGATCAGGTGGACCACCAACGCCACCAAAGCCGGCAGATAATAGGATAACGCTTGCACAGGCTGAAATAATTAAGAAAGATAATTACCGGGAATACCTACGATTAGCAAAAGCGGGATTAATAAAAGATGATGAGTAGTATTCTGTTTGGTTTATTCATATTTTTATTATTAATAATAATAACGCTAAAAAAGATTATAGATATAGCCTCAGATCTTTATAGTAGAAAACTCCCCTCTTGACATCTGAAAAAATAAAGAATATATTTTTGAATAGATATTCTTCCTAACCTCATAACTGAGCCGGTAAAAGAAATCGAAGTATAAAAATTTCGTTTTAATCTTTTACTAATATGGCATCAGCACGCGCAACTACATTAGCTCAGGGTTTCTCCAAAAGATTGCTTTTGGAAATGTATGATATTTCTCTGTTAGATCACATCGTCAATCGTGATTATGAAGGCGAGATCAACGGAATCGGTTCAAAATTGAATATTTTGAACATAGCTCGTATCTCAGAAAAAGACTACACAGGTGTAAGTCTTGGTTCTCCGGATTCACTCTATGAGAACAACTGTGTTCTGACGATAGAGAAGAAAAAATCCTTCTACTGGAAGGAAATGACCATCGATAACTGGGCATCCTATATCAAAGATCCTCATTCAACTGTGGTTACACAGAAAGCGGATGAGCGACTTCGGAATATGGATCTCTATGTTCTGGGTCTCTACGGAGACGTTGGGGCAGGAAATCGAGTCGGTACCGATTATGTAACCGGCACAGTGACTATTACGGCAACAACCGGCGTAGTTGAGGGTGCAGGTGGTATGGCTTGGGATTCAACAATGGTCGGAAAAGGATTCAAAGCTGCAGGGCACACGAAATGGTACAGAGTCAAATCTGTGACAGATTCAGACACCCTGGTTATCGAGGACGACTACGATGACACGACATCGGCATATACAGGTGGAGCAATTGGTGGAGGCGCAAGCTACATCATAGAAGCTGCAACACCGGTAGCTGTAACGACAACCAACTTCTTAGCTCAGCTTGGTCAACTAAAGATCAAACTCGATACAGCAGAGCGCAATGGATTCTCAGCAGTTCCAGATTCAGGTCGATTCTTAATCGTACCGGCTGAATTTGAAGATATTGCATCCAGAGCGACTGGAGTACTGCTTCACATTCCTGAAGCGTACAATGAGCTTGTAAAGAAAGGTCTCGTGACCTACTTGAAAGGCTTCCAGATCTTTATGTCTAACCGCTTAACTGGAGACAATACAAATGGATTCCACTGTATCGCAGGACACAAAAACTGGATGACATTTGCAGAAAAGTTGCTCCAAGCACAGATGGAAGAGGACATATTTGGAGACTTTGGAACGGCTTACAAAGATCTGTTCGTCTACGGAGCCAAAGTTCCTGACTCTCGAAGACACTTTGCAGCAGAATTGTTTGCAACATTTAGTTAAAAAGTAAATATAGATTAGCCTACTCCTCTGCGGAGGAGTAGGCTTTTAATTAGAGATTATGACTGAATTTGAATTACTATCTCAGTTACCACTTGCCGATCAACTCGAATTAACACGTATTCTTGCAAAAGAAGCATCAGGAATAGAGTTGTTCACCTCAGAGCAAGCATTTCTAGACGCGCGCATTCCCTATCAGTATAATGCCGTTGTTCGCTATCATACTGATGGTGGCATTCTAGAGGCTGAAGGTAATATTCTTCCCACTGGGTACACAGGATTTAAAAAAGGTGCGTTTTTTCGTGACTTAGATAAAGAAGGTAGAAACCTGTATGTAAACGTGGGATCACTAACGTCTGCTACATGGCAATTGATTGGATCAGAGGTGGCGTCTAACTCGCCATCTGTATCTCCAAGTGCATCAGCGTCACCAAGTCACTCCGGATCACCAAGTAGAAGTCCAAGTGCTTCTGTCTCACCGAGTGCGTCCGTTTCACCGAGTGGATCAGGATCAGCGTCTAAGTCACCATCATCCAGTAAAAGTCCGTCCGGATCAGTTTCACCAACCGGAAGCTCTTCACAAAGCCCGAGTGGTAGTACAAGTCCGTCCGGATCTGTCTCACCGAGTTCATCTGTATCAGTATCTACAAGTCCAAGCTCGTCAAAGAGTCCAAGCTCTTCACAAAGCCCATCACCATCACCGAGCTCAAGCTTGAGTCCATCTGTGTCACCGAGTTCATCCGTATCGGTTTCGAGTTCACCAAGTGTCAGTCCATCATCTTCGGTGTCTCGATCTACAAGTCCATCTGTCTCACCATCGGCATCCAGAAGTCCAAGCGCCTCTGCTTCCCCAAGCAAGAGCCCATCAGCTTCTGTGTCACATAGTGCATCCAGAAGTCCATCCGGATCTCCATCACCAACCCCATTCCTCTAACACATTGACATCATAACGTGTGTATGATATGTGTATAGTATGAACGTTATTCCTGGAAGAGTTTCCATTATTATCCCCGCACGTAACGAAAAGTTTCTCTACAAGACCATTAAAGACATTCTCATAAAAGCTAAAGGTGATTTTGAGGTGATTGCTGTGCTTGACGGATATTGGATGAATCCTGAAGAGATTATTGAGGATAAACGCGTGCACTATCTGCATTTTGGAACCTCAAGAGGCATGAGAAATGCTATTAATTGCGCTGCAAACATGGCTACAGGGGAATATTTACTCAAATGTGACGCGCATGTGATGTTTGATGATGGATTTGATGTGAAGCTAAAAGAAGGTGTAGATAGGTATTCTATATTTGATTCTTCAAAAGAAGGAATGAGTCATTCATTAACCAGTTCTGACAATTGGATAGTAGTTCCCCGGCGTCACCGCCTAGATCCTGAGAATTGGGTAATAAAAAATGATAATAGACCACCAATAGACTACGAGTTTCTATCCTCTCCATCCAAAGAATCCATGGGTATCAAGGGCAACATGTGGAATGAACGAACCGTAGAGCGAATGGATAAACCAGAATATATGATTGATGAGCTCATGACATTCCAGGGTTCCTGTTGGTTTATGACGCGACACCACTATATAGATACGCTTGGTGGCATGAGTGAGATTGGCTATGGTCAATTTATACGTGAGGCACAGGAAATAGGATTAAAAACGTGGTTATCCGGTGGAAAATGCTTTGTGAATAAGCATACATGGTACGCGCATCTGCATAAAGGGAATACATACGGGCGCATGTACCATTTGGATGGTGATGAGTCAAAGCGTGGTGGTGCGTGGAGTGATGACCATTGGTTTAATAACAGGGAGCCGGGTATGATTCATGATCTTGCATGGCTAGTAGAACGGTTTGGAGGGACTAAGATACCATCGTGGACACCGGAGTTGATAGAGCAAGTGAGGAGAAAATGATATGGGATTATTTGTAGATGTAAATCAGCAGACAGTAAATGTGAATAATACAACTGTTATTCATAGAACAAAAAATGGAGCGGTAATTATTTGCCCCGATTGTAAGGGTCTTGGTACCGGTGAAATTATACCTGGATATTGCAATTCATATGGGGATAGTTGCATCAGATGTAAAGGCGGTGGAGCTATTGAAGTGAGGGTAATAAAATGACAACATTTAGGACTAAACCTAGTAAAGCATTTATTGATGCTTATGATCCTATTAATAGAATGTGTAATGATTTATCTATAGAGAGGTCAAAATGGATAGATTCAACTATTGCAATGTGGATACCGCATTGGAGGTTAAAATTACTGAAAAAATATCCATATAAATGGTTATCTAACTTGTTAATTGGTGATATTGAGATTGTAAATGAAGAATTAATAGTCGATTCTGGTACGAGAGTATGGATTAAATTAAATGGATTAGTTATTGGAACAAGAGATTTTAAATTATAATCATGAAAGTCTATCTCCAGCCCGATAATGACTCTCGCGGTATACTTCGAGTAGCAGAAGCACTCACGCGCTATGCACCTTCCTCTATAGAGATAGTTTCTAGCCCACAGGATGCCGATTGCGAGGTTATTCATGTATACGGTAGACATGACAAGGTTCGAGACAGAATAATCGATTTACGGGCAAAGGGCAGGCAGTATGTTATGATCCAGTACTGTGTCCGGTCAACCATGCGTCCGAATACCTTTGATTGGATGACTATGTGGCAGAGAGCTAAGTTCGTGTGGAGTTACTACGATTTGTTTAGATTGTGTGATGAGGACAAAACGAGAGGGGAGTTTTCTTTCTATTACGCTCCGCTAGGTGTTGATCCTGAAGTGTTCAAGCAAACTACAACTGCAAAGGGATTTATTGTTGCTGCATGCTCACAACACGCACTTGCTGAAGGTGCCCGTGAATGCGCCCTAGCAGCCAAGAGAGTTAAGATGCCTATGTTCTTCCTTGGTCATGAGCTTCGAAGGGGTGATGATATTGTGTGTCGCACTGGATTATCAGATACAGAGCTTGCAAGGTGGTATAGTGGATGCAAATATGTATCCGGCTTACGAAGGTGCGAGGGATTTGAGTTGCCGGTAATTGAAGGTGCACTCTGTGGCGCGCGCCCTATTGTTTACGATAGACCACACTACCGTAAATGGTTTAATGAGTTCGCCATATTCATACCAGAGCTAGATAGGGATGCTGTCACTGATAGTCTCGAGAAGGTATTCAGTGGATATTATGGTGAGATAAATGAGAATGATAAGATGTTGATACGAGAACGATTTGATTGGGAAGAAATAGCACAAGGATTTTGGAAACGAGTGTTAAGCTGAGGCATATGGGTGTATAATGCACCAGGGCGGATCCTTTTGGATCTAGAGAGGTGTATTTGAAGGTTCGACTCCTTCCCTTAGCTCATATGGATACAATTAACTATATTTTGGATAGATATAGCAGTAGAGATAGGATGAACGATCCTATTGTTGAGCTTGGTGGGCTAAATAGAGAGCTATTCGCGCACATACTCGCTAAATTGGGATTAAATAAAGGTGTAGAGATCGGCGTAGAAGCCGGTATATACTCAGAAGTGCTTTGTAAAGCAAATCCCAATATAGATTTATATTGTGTAGACTCATGGAAAGCATACTCCGGATACCGGGATCATACAAGTCAGTCAGTAATGGAAGATTTATATTGGACAGCTTTGAAGCGTCTTAGTCCGTATCGCGCGGAGTTTATTCGTAAGTTTAGTATGCATGCAGTGCGAGACTTCAATGATAACGAGCTAGACTTTGTATATATCGATGGCAATCACGAATTTCAGCATGTAGTTAATGATATATGCGAGTGGACGAAAAAAGTCCGTCCTGGTGGCATTGTAGCGGGTCATGATTACATTCGAAGGAAGAACAATGGATATCTCATGCACGTTATACCCGCCGTTCATGCCTATTGCGATGCATATGACATAAAACCATTGTTTGTGTTGGGAAAGAAATATGATGATGGTCCGAGAGACAAAGTGCGCTCCTGGTTCTTTGTAAAGCCTCCAATTACCTCAATAGTTCCCGGATCTGGGCACAAGATCCAATCTTGACATAAAATATTGCACATGAGTATAGTGTGTGTATATGGTAATGATTCGAAGAAACTTCTTTATAGGAAAACAGCAAAACAGCACACTCAAATCCCACAAGGAGATCACCGTGTCAGAGCACTTACGGCGTGCAATAGATGAATATATAGTCAGACATTTTAAGAAAGATGGTAATTCTCCATCGAAAGGAGTCAAGCATGGTTAATGTAGAGGATGCAATTTTAACATCAGAGCCAGTATCACGCAGTCCGGTTCCTACTAAAAAGCTAGTTACCCTATCATTTCCAGATGCTATGAAAGAAGTCATAGCCGGAAAGCGCATATCTAAGCTAGAGTGGAATACAAATGATATTTACTGTAAGTTCGTGTCAGATTTTCTTTGTATATATAAAAACGGGCAATTCTCCCCATGGCATGTGAATTCCGGAGACCTATTTGGTACAGATTGGTTTGTTTTACCTGAGTAATATGAAAGAAACAAAAGTAGCGATAATTGGGTACGGATGGGTTGGGAAAGCAATGAAGAAATTGTTCCCTAAAGCTGTGGTATATAGCCACCGGCTATTTATTAACTCAATGGGATCAGAATTTGAATTGGATGAGAAAACATTTAAAGATCATGAACAATCGTATCAAGATGAAGTAAACCGATGTGATGTAGCATTTATATGTGTTCCTACTCCTTGCCCTAATGAGACGCGATTAGATGTGAGTGAGGTGGAGAAGACTGTTGCATGGCTTAATACTGATCTTATTGTTATCAGGTCGACAATAAATCCTGGAGATTCTGATTTTTTCAAGCTCAAGTATGATAAAAATATATGCTTTCAGCCTGAATATCTCGGAGAAACACCAAACCATCCGCTCATGGATTCAAAAAATAATCCTTTCCTTATAATCGGCGGGGAACCAACACAGAGAAACAAGCTTATTGATCTGTATGCGACTGTATACAATGCAAATACTAAGATCCGGCAAATATCTAACCTTGGTGCCGAGATCATAAAGCTTACAGAGAACAGAGCCATTGCCTGGAAGGTTATGCAGATGCATGAGCTGTATGAAGTATGCAAAGCAGGCAAGCTAGATTACTATCAGATACGTGATGCCGTCTATGGTGACGATCCGCGATTCAATTTATGGTTTACTATGATATACAAAGGTAATCTTGGATTCCATTCATCTAAGTGTCTTAAGAAAGATGTTCCGGCGTGGTGTGCATGGGCTGAATCGGTTGGATACAATCCTACATTGACACGCGCACTATTTGAAAAGAGTAAAGAGTATCACGTAGAGCAAACAAAAAATGAAACCGGAAATTAGCATCCTATTTGGTCACTACTCAGAAGATAGGGAGCGTGACGCTATAGCCCTCCAGTGTCTTCAGGCTGTACAGCAGTTTAGAAGCCCACAAGTTGAAGTAATACTTACCTGTAATGGTGAATGCCCATATCCATTAAAAGAGCTCTGCGATAAATGGTCTGATAGACCGGTAGATATACAGCCAGGAAGAACAGTAAACGAGGGCGTAAAGCTGGCAAGTGGTGACATACTTTTTATTATGTCAAATGATGTACTGCTATACCCGGGAGCAGTGGAAAAAAGCGCGGAAATAGTACGCGTGCACAAAAAACTGCTATCCACTTGCGTGTATCCAAAGACGAGGTTTTGGCATGAACAGCCACAAGTAAGTGGATATAATGTTAATCTGAGATTGGGATCCAATTGTCTCTGTATGCGTAGAGATCAATACGAGGATATTGGTCCACTTGATGAGGTGCTTATTAACTTTGACATGATTAATTACATTAATCGATGGATTCGTAAGGGCTATGCAGTGGCTATGACGCATGAGATATTGGGTAAAGATCTTGGTGAAGGTGTACATTCATATACAAATCTTCAAAAAGAGACACAATTCAAAAAATGGAATAGCAGAAAAACAATATACGATCCTGAAATGCTTAAAAAGATAAGTAAGAGCGAATTTTAACCTATGTACGATCTATCCATAGTCATACCGGCGCGCAATGAGGATTATCTTGCTATAACTGTGGAGAATATACTGCAGAATATACGTGGTAATACTGAAGTTATTGTGGTTCTAGACGGCTACTGGAGCGATCCAGGAGTGCCGGATGCTAAGAATGTAACGGTTATATACAATCATGACGCTGTAGGTCAACGTGCAGCCCAGAATCAGGCTGTCAGAGTATCAAAGGCTAAGTACATAATGAAGATAGACGCTCATTGCAAGGTTGATGAGGGGTTTGACGTTAAAATGATGTCGGAAATGAAGGATCATTGGACCATGGTTCCCACTCTTTACAATCTTCATATGTTTGATTGGCTTTGCCCGGATGGACATAGGCTCTATCAGGGTCCAACACCTAAAAATGGATGCCTACAGTGTGGAAAACCGGTAAAAAAAGACATAATATTTAAAAAACGGGATGGGAGAAAGAGTAATTTCTATTGCTTTGATAAGACGCTGCATTTCCAGTACTTTGGTGAGCTTGGTAATCGCCCCGGATATGATGGAGATATCGCACCTACGTTTTCATTGCAGGGATCTTGTTTCATGATCACACGGGAAAAGTATTGGCAGTGGAATGTATGTGACGAGGTTAATTTGCCATCGTGGGGTCAGCAGGGAGTGGAAGTAGCATTAAAGACATGGTTCAGTGGTGGCGAAGTCATGGTAAATAAAAAAACCTGGTATGCCCACATGTTTAGAACACAGGGTGGCGATTTTGGATTCCCATATGATAATCCACAGAGTGCTATAGACAAAGCGCGCGAATATACCCGTAAACAGTTCCTTGAAGGCGAATACAAGGGTGTGCATGACCTCAATTGGTTGCTCGAGAAGTTCAAGCCAGTTAAGTACTGGCACTATCCAGTAAATACAAACAAAAAACCAAGTACCGGCGTTGTGTATTATACCCATGGAGTCGGTGATCCATTGATACTGGAAGGATGCCGTCGGCAAATAGTGAAAAAATGTATAGGAGCAAAACATGTTACAAGTGTTTCTCTTACGCCACTTGATTTTGGTAAAAATATTGTACTTAATGAGCCTGCAGGCTATCTAACCATGGCTAAACAAATTCTAGCCGGTCTAGAAGCTTCTACAGCAGAGGTTATATTCTTTTGTGAGCATGATGTACTGTATCATCCATCACACTTCGATTTTATACCCCTTAGACCTGATGTAATCTACTACAACACGAATGTATGGCGTGTGCGCTATCAAGATGGGCATGCACTGTATTGTAACGATTTAAAGCAACTAAGCGGTCTTGTAGCGTATAGGAATGTATTGATTGAGCATTATAAGAAACGGGTAAAGTTACTTCAAGATGAATATGATTGCACTATTGGATCAATTAATATGTCTGATAATAAAGATTTAATGCTATCAGAGTTTAATAAATATGTGCGCCAACAGGGATTCGAACCCGGTACACACAATCGTGCTGAACGTGTCGATGATCTTACCTGTGACGCATTTCAGTCAGCATATCCAAATCTAGACATACGCCACGATACAAATACTACACCGAGCCGGTGGAATAAAGACCAATTTCGCAATCAGAAATTTACAGACGGATGGACAGAGCGCAAAGTAAGTGAAATATCAGGATGGGATATTATAGATAGTGATATTAAAAAATACCTCGCTTCATTATAAGCCTCAATAGACTTGCGATACGATTTCTAAGTAGTATTTAGACATGGCTGTAATAACACGCACGGCAAATCCAGCAGGAGTAGGAGCTACAACTAACGTAGCAACATATTCTGGGGTATCTATTGGAACTGCTGCTCCAAATCGTATTATAGTTGTTGCTGTAGCTTCTGAGCTTGCCAGTACACCCATAAACTCTTGTACAATAGATTACGGAAGCGGTGATACCGCAATGAATGCGGGAAGCGCAGGAAACTTTGGTGCAGTATATGCACGTTTATTTTACCTCCTCGTTCCAACTGGTACCACAGCAACAATAAAAGTAACCTTTGGAACAAACAGCCCAACGTCCACACAAAATCACATAGCGGTATATTCGGTAACTGATGCGACATATTCATCAGCAGGAAATGATGGATCAACAGATATGGATGCTACTGATCCTCTCACCACGGGAGCAATAACAATTCCCAGCGGTGGTGGATTTATTGCAGTCGCAGGGGGAGCGACAGATACTGTTGCTAAAACATGGGCTAATGCAACAGAAGATCTTGATGTAGACGGTGGAGCATTTAGATTTACTACAGCTACAAGAGATACAGCACTAACCACAACAGCCGTAACGTGTACGGGTGGTACAAATTTGGAAGACGGTGCATTGTCTTATATTATTTTTGGTGACAATACTTCTCCTACTGTGTCACTTAACAGCCCTGCAGATGCGTCAAGCGATACTGATACAACTCCTACATTAGACTTTACAGGCACAGATGCACAAAGTGATGATGTGAGATATAACGTGCAGATTTATCAGCCATTAGTATCTGATGATTTCAATAGAGCGAATGAAAATCCTATTTCTGGAAATTGGACGAACGATGCTCTTGGAGAAGGATCAGACAATCAGTTAAAAATAGTATCAAATCAACTACAGGCTGTTACAGCAGATACATCGTGTGAAGCGTATTGGAACGCAGATACATTTAGTGGCGCAATAGAGGAATATTTTACTGTCGTGACAAAACCAGGAAATACACAGCGTGTTGAGCTTGGATTTATTCAGCAACCTGGATCAGCAACATTTGATGGGTATAAATTATCCTGTAGAGACAATGCAGGGACAGATGACTTTCTACTTGAGCGTATGGACAATAGCGTTGGAACTACCATAGCAACTGCTACAATAGAATTTAATGCGGGTGATGTTATTGCACTTTCACGTTCGTCTGCTGGTGTATTTACTGTTTGGTTAAATGGAGTAGCTATCGCCGTAAGTTCGGCAGATACTACATATACTGGTAGTTTTCATGCACTAGTTACAATAAGAGGCACTACAGGCGTTATAGACAATTGGGGTGTGCGTCAAATCATTTCAGACAAAGTCTCAGGCACAGATTCAGGCTTCGCAAATCCAGACGTAGGAGGAGATACAGATCCATTTACTTCAGGTGATAATATACAATTTACCGTTCAAGCTGGTGATGCTTTAGCGGTTGGAACATATTACTGGAGAGTTCGAGGAATAGACCCATCAGGAAGTAATAGTTATGGGGCGTGGTCTACTGCGAGGAGTTTTACAATAACCGCTGCGGGATCTGCATCTATATCACCAAGTGCAAGTATCTCTCCATCGGCTTCAGTAAGTCCTAGTGCTTCACGCTCACCGTCCGCGTCCGCTTCTCCATCTGTTAGCCCGAGTTCGTCAGTGTCACCAAGCGTATCACCTTCTGCATCTGTATCTCCGAGTGCGTCAGTCTCCCCGAGCTCTAGTGCCAGTCCTTCAGTATCACCGTCATCGAGCGTAAGTCCTTCAGTGTCACCAAGTAGTAGTGTCTCTCCATCATCGTCAATAAGTCCTTCAGTATCCCCATCGGCGAGCATTAGCCCAAGCTCGTCAGTATCACCAAGCGTATCCCCAAGCGCGTCAGTTAGCCCAAGCAGTTCTGTCTCTTCGTCAGTGTCACCAAGCGCCTCAGTTTCACCGTCATCTTCGGTAAGCCCATCTATATCCCCAAGCGCGTCAATATCACCTAGTAGTAGTGTCTCTCCATCAGTCTCTCCGAGTTCTAGTGTTAGCCCTTCCGGATCGGTATCACCAAGTGTATCCCCAAGCGCCAGCACGAGTCCTTCATCGAGCGTAAGTCCTTCAGTGTCACCCAGTGCTTCGATAAGCCCAAGCGCGAGTGTCAGCCCGTCAGTATCGCCATCCAGTAGCGTAAGCCCATCAAGCAGTATTAGCCCATCAGTATCCCCATCAGCTTCAGTCAGTCCGAGCTCATCCGTTTCTCCATCAGTCAGCCCTTCTGGTTCAATTTCGCCATCCAGTAGCGTAAGTCCTTCTCCTAGCGCAGCAGAAAGCTCGTCTATATCACCAAGTGCATCAGAATCGCCTTCTGTATCCCCAAGTGCAAGCATTAGCCCATCATCGAGCGTAAGTCCTTCAGTGTCACCCAGTGGCTCCGTCTCTCCATCTATATCTACATCACCATCAGTCTCACCGTCATCGTCTATAAGTCCATCTAGTAGTTCTAGTTTATCTGCAAGCCCAAGCGCGAGTATCAGCCCTTCATCAAGTATAAGTCCTTCAGTATCACCCAGTGCCAGTGTGTCCTTAAGTGAGTCTCCATCCTCAAGTGTTAGTCCTTCCAGTAGCGTAAGCCCGTCTGTATCTCCATCCGGGTCACAATCAGCATCTAATAGTAGTTCTAATTCTCCAAGCCCGTCATATGCACAGGAATTTTTATCTTGTGATATGTTTAAAATAAAGTTTCTTATTTGCTACGAGGGAAAGTATCAAGCAAAAAACACGGCGTATAATAGTAAATACAACACAAAAAGTTCAGGATATGACAGTAAATTTACCATTAAAACAACAGTATACGAAGGTAAATATGACGCAAGCAACTCAGTATATGAAGCCAAACATACTACTAAAAACACTGCATATACTAAAAAATATACAAAATATACGGCTGAAGAGGTTTGTGAGTAATATATGTCACAATTAATCTACAATTCATTATTTAACGATGCAAATCTTCAAGCATATTGGAGACTGGAGAATGGTGCGCTTGTTACAGATAGTGGTCCTAATGGCTATACATTAACAAACAATAATACAGTTGGCGAAGCTGCGGGAAGATGGGGTGGAGCAGGAGATTTTGGAACATCGAATACGAATAAGTATTTATCTATATCTGGTCAGTCATTCTCGATAAATAATCAGGATAATTTTTCTATATCCATTTGGGCGAAGTCTACACAAGCATTAGCTGATGAAGAAGAAGATACTATATTTAGCTTTGTAAATAATGGGTATGGAACATTTTATTTACGTTATTACAAGCCAACCGGTGGATCAACGCGTGTAGATTTAGTTAGAAATAATGGTTTAACACAAGAGTCAGATACATTGAATTCTGATCCTGGTACCTCTTCATGGCATCATTATGTGGTAGTTGTATCAGGAACCTCCATGCGTTTTTATGCAGATGGCGTAGACCAAGGATCTGTTTCATGCTCAGGAGTTCAAAGTGGATCAGATACTTTATTGTCATTAGGAAGCAACAGAGGAGTTGCCAGTTTTTTTGATGGATTACTGGATGATATTGGTATATATAATAGAGTATTAACGCAAGCAGAAGTAGATTCTCTCTATTTGGCAAGTTCGCCGAGCGCGTCAGTCTCACCGTCATCTAGCGCTAGTAGATCAGTCTCCCCCAGTGCTTCGATAAGCCCATCAGCCTCTGTAAGCCCCTCAGTCTCCCCCAGTGCTTCGATAAGCCCATCCATATCACCAAGTTTGTCGCGTTCCCCATCAGCCTCTGTAAGCCCAAGTCAATCAGCGTCACCATCTGTTTCCTTATCAATAAGCCCATCATCTTCTGTGAGTTTATCACTTAGTCAATCAGCGTCACCATCTGTAGGATATTCAGATTTCTCACGTACACAAAGATCTTTCCTACCATCAGATAATGCAGATCTTGATACTTTATATACAGAGCAGGAAGAAACAAGCGTATCATCGGTTGATGGTGTTTTGGTTGCACAAAACGGATCAAATAACTATATGATTCATCAGTTTAAGCGATTTTGTGGTGATGAAAACGCATGCGAAATAACAGCAGTGTTCCAGTCAACGCTTGCACCTAGCTCTTCACCAGTGTATCTACAGATATATAATTTAGTCACGGCATTATGGGAAACAATCGATTCAAATAATACTGCTGCACAAGATACAAACTTTACTATGACAAAAGAAATGACTGATTTAACACAGTATAAAGGATCTACTGGCGTAATTACCTGTAGAGTATACCAATTCTCCAACTCCTAGACTTGCGATATAAGTGATAGATAGTATAGACGTATGCCATCATTTGTTATTAAATCAACCAGAGGCGGTCTATCGGACTACGAGGATAAATCTACACCCGGAGGATTTAAATTTGGCGCCAATTTAGATATTCGAAAGTTCAGAGACACATTAAGCGCCGGACAGGCTCTTATGGAGGAGGGTGTTACTGATGAGTCGCCAAGTGCATCAACATCCCCATCCGCTTCTATAAGTCCTAGTGGTAGTAATTCACCAAGCGCTTCTAGATCACCAAGTCCATCCGGATCTCCATCACCAACACATGCAGTTCCATCCTCGAGCGTATCACCAAGCGCTTCACGCTCACCGTCCGCGTCACTTAGTCCTTCAGCATCCGTCAGTCAGTCTCACAGTGCTTCGAGCTCACCAAGTCCATCCGCAGAACTCACATCCATATTTACCGATCTTATTATCAAATACGTTAAATGTAGTGATGGAAATACTTACGGATTTGGGAATAGTGGAAAGATATACAAACGCAAATCAGATGGATTTATATCAGTTGTATACGATCAGAAATCACGAATAACAGGAGCAGAAGAAAAGCCATCTGCCGGCGGTAAAACGTACCTTGTATGGGCAACGAGGACAGAGATACATAGGAAAGAAATACCAGGGAGAAGCGATTGGAATGACGTAGATGCAACTGGAACAGTCCAAGGGGATACATTTCCAAAGACAAATCTTTCCGATTATCCATATCACACAATGCAGCAAGTCAGTGGTGATGTGATGATTGCCAATGGACCAATGCTTGCTATGCTCGCGTATGATGATTCGTATACCAATGAGGCGCTTGATGTTATACCTGGAAATATAATTAAAACTATAGTAGAGCGTGGTGGTCAGGCTATACCCGGCTGCTACAGGGCTGCAGATCCGGATAAGGGATGTAATGGTGCTGTAGATGCTGAAGTTCCTATAATCCAAGTAGGTGACGAGGGTGACATATATTATGCGGATTTTGCAAACTCAATTGCAACGAAGCGACTACCGGGCGGTGGAAAAGTAAATCCAGGTGGCATGGTAAATATGGTCGATCAGGTCAATATATTCTCATGGGAAACAACAGCTTTGTCATGGATAGACAAACAATCGATTGGAAATATGGCACTTATGGGAGTATTTGGAGCGGAAACCGGAAAGGGTGGTATTTATACATTTGGACGTAAATATAAGAATCAACCATTTACATTGAACCTTGAACATCAGTTTGATGCCGATGAAATAGGCGCTGTATGCTCTGTAAACGGTCAAATTATATTCAGCTACCGTATTGGATCAACATACGGACAAATGGCGGTAGATCCTAATACAAAGGCTACAGCTATATATGAAGGAATTGATTTGTATGCTCCTATTAAAAAAAGCGCGGAAAAGACACAGTGGACTACTGCAGAATTGTATATGAAACCGCTTCCAAGTGGATGTTCAGTACAGTTTTGGTATAAAATAGACAAATATGGAGAATTTATTCAAGCAAAAACAGCAGATGGGCAGTCCGCATATTCGCATGCAAACAGCAAAATGGCAGTCTTTAGGGTTCAGGAACATGGTGAAATATTTGAGCCTCGGATTATTACTATTCCTTATGGTAATACTACTGCAGAAATATATAGGCAAAAGTATTTTTTTGAATAATATGACAGACGACAAAGTATATACGCCCGAAACTATAGAAGATACACCACTTCCGACACAGGATTCTATTAGCACCGCAGAATCATCCGGATCAGGATCTAATGATACGAATTCTCCACAGACTATAAAAGATCAAACAACGCCAAGGAGAATCATAGCCCAGGAACTCATAAGTACACATATCAATACAGCAACACGAAAAATACTTTCACAATTTACTTTTACGCCATCAGGAGCTATACGTATTGGTGATTACAAAGAAGGCGAACATGGTGACATAAGCATTTCACCTACTGGAATACTAGGACGGGATGTATTTGGAGAAACTACCTTTGCTATAGATGGAGAGACTGGCAATGCAACGTTTAGGGGAACTATTATAGCTGGTGATGTTAGGATCATTGATAATAGTGGATTAATAAGCTTGTCTAACTTTAGCACCACGGAATCTAAACAATCAGCTTTGAATCAACAAATAAATACAACTTTTTCTACATGGACTACTATCACAGGTAGCGCAATAACATTTAAATTAGAAAGACCTATAACTGCTATAGTTCAATTCTCTAGCTCATTTTATCTAACAAGAAATGACAGTAATGATTTCAGTGGTGACATATTTATTGATGCATTTCTAGACGATGTAGAAATTGGCTCTCAAGCAAATAGAATATTAGCCAATGCGGTATATTCAAATGGAGGTGGATCAGATGTGAGAGCATTTGGACCAGCAGATGCCGTAACAACATTATCAAATATGCATATAATAACTATACCAGAAGGAACTCATACATTAGATCTTAGAGCAACAAAATCAAACTCCACTTCTAATTCGTTAATAAATATATATTCATATTCACTAAAGTATCTTACTTTAGGAAGTTAATAACTCTCTTGCCTTCCGATACTAATACTCTCTAGTATTTACTCATATGGATCTATTGAGTGAGTTGAGACAGGCTGTACAGGATGATTTAACTGTTGGAGAAGAGAGTTCTCTCTATCCCCCCGCGCTTATAGATCGTTTTATCAATCGTGCATATAGAAAAATCGGTGCCATGTACAAGTGGACCGAAACCAAGGATGCAAAGAAAACTAATGCCATTGCCGGTGATGAGAACTACGATTATCCTACTAACTGGCGTCCTGAAAGCATATGGAGAATAGAGATTGATGGTATTGATCATGGTACTCCACTGACATTTGATGACTATCAGTTTGAGAAGGCAAATAGCTATCCATCAGGATACACTAAAATGTGGGCAAATTATGGAAAGCAGTTCTTTATATACCCAACACCCACAGTTACAGGAGACAAAAACATATCTATTTTTGGATATAAGTTTGTGGATGCGCTTACGTCAGATAGTGATATAACTATATTCTCGTACTCAATTCCAAATGTAAATGAGGCTATTGTGCTTGAGGCATGTGCAATGCTCAAAAACAAAGGTAATATAGATCAACCACAGCGCTCCGGTGTTGTTGTTGGCTCTACGCTACTCTCACAAGAGGCAAAGGGTATAGTGGTCACTGAGTGGTCTAAAATAATACAGGAAAAAGCAAAGTACGCAAGGACAACGCCAATGTTTGACGTTCCTGATATGTTTGGCAGCACGCTATCAAATAGAAGAGTATTAAGAAACAGAATAGGAGACTTCTAATATGGCACAGGTATTACCCAATGGTCAAGTAAAAAAGAATGATGGAACAATTATAACTCCTCAACAGGGAGGCTGGTATGATTCTCAGCAGTATTGGGGTGGTACGTTATCCTCTCCTGGTGTTATTAATAGCCAATCTAACCAACAGGGCGCGGGGCAGGCTGTATCTCAAGAGGTAAATAGACAAACATCAGTAGCAGCAGGGAAAGCGCCTGACGCAAACCAACAGTATATAGACCAACAGAAAGCCCTAGCAGCAAAAACTGCCACACCGGCACCAATCAGACCAACAACTGGCGCTGGTGCTGGTTCTACTGGATCAACAGGCATACCAACTGGTATTGTTACCACACAGCCAACACTTAACTTACCTGATCTGTATAAAAACCTATCCACTCAAGCAGGATTGACAGACATAGAGAAGAGAATTACTGAGAAAACAGCTAGATACAATGAAGTACAAGCTGCTATAAACGACAATCCGTGGCTGTCCGATGCTAAGAGGGTTGGTCGCGTGCAGAAATTGACAATGGATTTTGAAAATGGCGTAAGAAACGATCAAAACGAGCTTGCAATGAAAAAACAAGATATACAGACGCAGTTGGATCTTGCTACAAAGCAATTTGATATTAACTCACAGGCTGCACAGCAGGCTATGAGTCAATTTAATACCTTACTGTCTATGGGAGCATTGGATGGCGCTTCAGGTAATGATATAGCAGGTATTACCGCAGCTACTGGCATATCCAGCGATATGATTCAGGCTGCTATAAACGCAAACAAAGCAAAGAACACAAAAACACAGGTTATTACATCTACAAACGATGCAGGAGAAGTAACAGTCAGCGTCATTAATCCGGATACTGGAGACATTATTAGTCAGAAAAGTCTCGGAGCAGTTGGGAACGCTGAAAATGGTGGTGGTGGGTCAGGTGGAACGAAAGTAAATCAAACAGCAGAGGCTAATGCAGCTATTATAAATTATATTCAGGATAAGAATGCTCAAAATGCTGCATCACCGGAAGACTTTATAACGCTTCTTATTAGACAATATCCTGCAGCCGGACTTTCACTTGACGATGCGAATAAAATTAGAAAACAACTCGGCAATGACTAACCTATGGGTTCAGCACTCGATATTATCAAAAACAGAGGTAATAGTTCTGTAGGATCATCTTCCACAGGTGGTGGAGTCAGTGCCCTCTCTATTATTCAACAGTACGGTAACAAGCAGGCGCCTACACAACAGCCGACAGCTACTGTTAAGCCAGTCTCAACTCCCACAAAAGCACCTAAGCAACCGTCTATATACGAGAATATATCCTCACAAATAGGTAATATTGTCACCAAGCTATCAAATGGATTAAATGTGACACTAGCAAAGGCAAAGCCCGTTATCTCACCTATAGCAGATAATCAGACGCCAGAATTTAAGAAAGACACTGCGCCAAGTAAAATAGGGTTGCAACCGGACTTTTCCCCATCAGTACAATCATCATCCGCGCTTATTACGCCAAAAGCACAGCAGAAAATAACCAAATCTGTTGATACGGTTAAAAATACGCTCAAGGAGCTTGGGATCATCGTAAACCAAGGGGTACTAGATCCTGTCATGACTGCCTTCCCATCGATTAAAAAGCCACTCACGGCTATCCTAGAGCGTGCAGGCAATACGCCAGTGTCTCCCATAGGATTAACACCAAAAATGATGGAGAATTTTACGTTCCCGGGTGAGAAAGAACTAGCAAAACTTCCTTTATCCATTAAATTAGGCATACCGGTATTAAATGCTGCAGAGCAAACGGCAAATACCATACGATTTGTTGGTAATCTATCAGGGTTAAATCCTACTATTGCTAACCTTATTATGGCAATTGCACCAGAGGTAACGACCATGGTGGGTAAGGCGCTACTTAAGCGGTATGGAAACGAGGCAGTAAGCTTTATAGCAAATAAAGACCTCATTTTAAAAGCAACGCGCGGAGTTGACGATTTAACACCTAAAGAGGCAAAAGCATGGAAAATACTCAATGAAACTGGACTGGAAGCCGAAGCCGGACGAGCTAAAGGTGGCATATCTGTTACTGATATATCTCCAAAGAAAGGTGCTATGTGGGATTTGCTTCGAAAGATATTTCCGGATGGATTTACACCGGAGGGTACGCCGACTCCAGAACTACCAAATATGTTACAGGGTCAGATTGATGACATGGCAGAGCAGCTTGCTAAGACTGAATACTCGCCAGGTGAGGTGATTGATATGGTGTCAAATAGTCCACTCAAAAATACACCTGATGGCAAGGAACTAATTAAAGCAGCAGTTAAAGCACAACAGACGGGAGAGAATATTATTATTGGAGCAGATGTAGTTAAACCCCCTACAGAAGGATTAAATAACGCTAATTCACCAGAAAATATTAAGTGGTTCTCTGGACTACAGGACGACATGGAAAAGCTTAATAGAGGTAAATTTATCGAAAGTTTACCACGTGATAAAACTGGAAAGCTAACCGTTGATCCTAAAAAAGAGATTAGTAAAATGCTCGATGGCTTCAACAAAAAATATGGCACACAAATTACCACAGAAGATTTTATAAATGGGAATCTACCAGAAAGAAATGACTTATTACTTAAGAGACTGGGATATGTTGAGCCTAAATCCTCTACAGGAGGAGAGATAATAAAGGACTATAAAATAGTTGACCGTATTAAAGAAAAACAGCTTAATCGCGAACCACAGACTAATCAAACTGCAATACAGGATGGAATTATTATGGATCATGATATTTTCCCAGATGCTAAAAGCATACGAAGAATATCTGAAGCAGAAGCAGCAGTTAAGTTTCCCGGTATATATTCAAAAACATCTAGATTGATAACATTAAAAGATGGCTCTGAGTTGCTTTCTGATGCATATATATATAATGGCAAAATAAATTTGGATGAGTTTTCAGTGGCAGAAAAATATCAAAGAAAAGGGATTGGTACGAGATATATTACGGAACTTAAAAAAATAGCGGATAAATTAGGCTATGAAATTGAAGTTGGGCGCATTACTGGATCATCGGATCAATGGTGGAGAAAGGTACTTGATCCTACGGGAACAAGTGAATATACAACTATGAGGAGATATAAACCTAAAAAATTTACCTACACTCCATCCACAACTCTCACCCCAGAGAAACAAGCTATAGAGGCTAAATTTGCTAGTGAAATAGAAAAAGACTTGCCGGGAATGATGCAAAAATATGAAGAGAAGTTTGGGAAGGTAATTAATACAGACAACTTTAGAGAGCTATCACCAGACTACGAGGCAAATAGGCAGGAAAACAGTGCAGCAGTCCATGAGCCGGCAAGTGAGCTTGCTAAGCTAAAGTATAAACAAGAGTTGGCAAAGCCAATTGAGAAAGATAGTGAGAATTTAGTTTTATTTACTGCCGGCGGTACAGGATCGGGAAAAACAACGGCTATACAGAAAACAGAGGATGGAAAGCAATTGTGGGATAGTGCACAGATTATATATGACACAAATCTTAATAGTGCTCCATCTGCTATCAAAAAGATAGATCAAGCATTGGAAGCAGGGAGGCGTGTTGGTATAGCTTTTGTATATAGAGATCCTATTGAGGCGTTTGAAAATGGTGTTATACCTAGAACCGAGCGTATTGGTAGAACTGTTCCTATTGAAAGCCATATAGAAACACACATGGGTATGCAGCGTTCCATATCAGAGCTCATGGAGCACTACAAGAACAATCCAAACGTGGAATTTACCGGATTTGATAACACCAAGGGAAAAGGGAATCAGGAGATAGTTCCTATTGAAAATTTACTCGGAAAGGTGTACAATGAAGCTGAGCTTAGAAAAGGTATATATGACACACTCAACAAAGCCTATCAACAAGGTAAAGTCACAGAAGCAGCCTACAAAGGTTTTACAGGGGAAAACCCCCCTGAAAAAATTAATGCAGGGGATAGCAAAAGGAATGTTGCAGAACCTCCGGACACTCGGAGGGAAGAACCAAGAATAGGACAGGAATCCAATGTATTTAAAGCTGGTGATGTCGCAAAAGAGCGACTAGAAACACTAAAAAATACACCACCCACAGAGGGAACACCAGAGCCACCCGGTCCACTCCCACCAGGAAAGGGCATATCCAGACTTCAGGAACGATTACAGGAACAGTTGTTGGATATGGATCCTGCTAAATATAGCTTTGATCCACAGACGACCACATATGACAAGATAGCCTTGGAAACAAACGCCGGCGCTGCACTAGATTTGCTTGAGAAGAATCCACAAAAAGCCCTACGCATTGCTCGTGGTCTTGATCCCTATCCGGCAACTACCAAAGAAGGGGCAACGGGAAACTCCATATCACTTGCTGTAGCCCTCAAAGCATTGGATGAGGGTAACATACCGCTATTTAATGAAGTGGTCAATAAAACGACTCTCAGGAGCTCACGGTTTGGTCAGGAAATAGTATCTCTGCGTGGACAATTTAATGATAATACACCACAAAATTACATTAAGCGCGTACTGGATGCCCGATTGGATGATCTTGGTAAATCACTTGTATCCGATGCACAAAAAGAGTTAGGATTGAAGCGTGGAACAAAAGCAAAAGCTGCAGAGAAGATAGACAGAGAAGTAGAAAAACTATCTGCACGCATGAAGGTCGAGAAAAGCAGAATACAAATGGCACAAGACGTAATAGATAGTCTTATTTGTAAATAATTATGGCTGAATTTTGTATACCAATAGTACTAGCAGAAAAATTAAAAGCTGCAGCAAAGCGCGGGGAGATTGATATTGCAAAAATGTATGTTATGTCCACAGCGGAGCGAAATGCACTGTTTCAGAAATATGTAGATCCGGAAACGGCGCGTGCAATTAATACGAGGTTTGAAAAAGCAATGGTCTCCAGTCAGCAAACAGCACTCAAAAAATGGGCACAGGAAGTATTTGTCGGTAGTGAGGCTAAAAAAAAACAATACAAAGACGTAGTTGATAAGATCAATGAATTATCAGAAGCGGGATTACTCAGTCCGGAGAGCGAGCGTGCATTTTTGAGTGATCTAGTAGCAGAGAAGCTTGGTGCAACTGTAACAGTTGATGAGGCACAAAAGATAGTAGAGCTATCGAAGAAACTTGAACAAACAGCAACCACAGAGACTGAATTCGGTACACCTTCAATAGAATATTTTAAAGCAAAGCGGGAAATGGATGACTATATCAAGAGTATAACGCCATCACCTGTTCTTAAGGTTGCATCTTCGATTATTGCCCGTGGAAACATGCTTACAAGGCTTTCAAGTCCAATACTTAACATTGAATCAAACACTATACAGGCAGGACTTATGGCACTCACCCGGCGCCTGGAGTCTAGACGAGTAGGTGGAATCAATAATGATTATGCCGTTAAATATGCCAAATTTGCCAACGAGGTATACAAAGAGACAGGATATGACGTCACCCGCATGCTCACGCTACAGGGAGATAGAATAATCCGCGGAGAAGATATTGTAACAGCACAAGGACCGGGAACAGTACGGGAAGTTGCACGCTGGTATGAAGACAAGATATTTGAAAAGACACAGGGAGCTCCTGATGTGTTTTTTTCATCCATAGCATTCTCGGATCGTGCCAATATAGAATCAACCAAGCTTGCCGGCGGGAGCAAAGAAAAAGCGCTTGAGATATTTAAAGATGCAACACGCATAGATCCAAAGACTAAAGAAGGTCAGGCTGTCCGGGAGAGCGCACTTGCTGATGCGTTTTATTCCACATACACCAATAAAAGCGTGTATGGAGATATAGGGCTTGGCATACGAAAAGTATTTAACATAGCATCCGGGAATTTGAGGCTAGGAGATCAGATGATGCCATTTGTCAAAACGCCGGCAAACGTTATTGGTGCCGGGATTGACATGTCTGGTATTGGTATGCCAGTGGAATTACTTACAGATTTAATAAGTACGGTAAATGATGTTCGAAATGGTACAGGGTTTACGGAAGCAGCAGCAGATAATTTTAAAGGATTCGGGAGGCAAGCTATAATGGCGGGGCTAGGGCTCACCATATCGTATGTGCTGGCAAGCCAGTTCAAACCAGAGGATTTTATTGGTGAATTCCCGGTAACAGAAAAAGAGAGACAATTACTTACTCTCAAAAACGCGACGACAAATTCAGTACGAATAGGTAATAGGTGGGTGTCACTTGATTACTTCGGAGCTCTTGGTGCTCCAATGGTAGGACACCTCTATGCTGCCAAATATGGAAAAACGTTACCGGACAAGGTGTTTTACTATGTTAAAGGTGTCATACGCCAGTCCGCAAAGATTCCGGGCTTTGATGCAGCGTACAGTGCCCTAAAAGCCATACAGGAGGCAACTCCAAGCGCAAAGAAAACACTGGATAAGGAAATGAAGGACGTAGCAAACTATTTAATCGGATTTATGCAATCACGCTCTACACCAGGTATACTCTACGATTTAGCAAAGATGACGGATTCCAAAGAGCGCGCAACAGACAAAGAGGATATATTGTCCAAGCTCAAATCTGCTATACCGGGTCTACGCCAGACATTGCCGGAGAAAAGAACTATATTTGCAGAGTCGATTAGCACAGAGCCGTGGTACTCTACTCTATTTGCCGGATCTCGTATCAAGACAGCATCTGATGATGCATTGGTTGAAGAGTTGAGTATATTGGATAAAACTGGCAATCTTCCCTCTATAACCGATGTTGCTAAGACATCAGAACGGGCAAAGGCACTAGAGCAACAGATTGGCGCGGATAAATTTGAAGAGGCTATGATTTATTTTGGAACTAACCTGAAAGCGCAAATGACCAAGGAAATATCCAGAAACTCATATAAGCGCCTACCAGAAGAAAAGAAAAAGACGCAATTGGATAATATAAAAAATGATTTGTTTGAAAAGACACTACGCAAGTATCACTATAAAAAGACCAAAACGGAGCGTCAGGAAACCAAGCGAGAATAGTATTGACTAATACCCCTATTAGTATATAATGAGATACTAAGATGATTGAATTACCCCACGATGTGTATTATTCCTATAGAGATATGATGCTTATGACGGGATTAACCCGCAAAGGCTTGGAAAAACGTGCAAAAAAGCTTGGTATAACCGGGTACCGTATAGCCCCGGAGTGTCTTATGTTTAGTACAAAAGAAATGAGCGCAATAGTCAAATCCCCGTAATTAGCCTCAATTTTCCCCTGTTGACAATATGTATCCCATGAGATACTATATAGATGAAGGGAGGTTAAATAATTATGACAAAACAAATCGCAATCGAAATACTTAAACAACTAGGCGGTAATAGATTCATAGCAATGACCGGCGCCAAAAACTTTGTCCACGACGATAAAATGATGGCATTCCAGATTCCTATGACAAACAAAATCAGGGGCGTCCGGATCTATCTGAATGGCATGGACACATACGACATGGAATTTCTAAACAGAAATTTCGAAGTAGCAGATCGGGCAGAAGGAATATACAACGATAGCTTACAAAACGTATTTACCCAAAAAACAGGGTTATATACACATTTATAAACATTTAATGGAGGTACGGACATGAAGGAAGTCACAATGACAGAATGGAAGAAAACTCACAAGGATTATAAAGGAGTAATCAATGGTCAGAAATACATGCTGGTATATGAAGATGGAATGACAAGATCGGTTCCAGTTAAAATTATAAAAGAAAACAGAACGGAAAGTAAGGTTAAATAATATGATACATTTTATTGACCCAGATAAGGATCAAAGAGAGAAAACAACCTGCATAGGATGTGGAAACTCTAAGCAAGTAGGATTGGTAGTATGCTGGACATGCTTCAAGCAGAACGGCATACGCCCCGCATATAAATATTTTAATGGATCGCTACAAGAATGGTTATCCATACAGAATATGAGGACAGCATGAAACACAAACTAGGATCAAATCAACATGTAATAAAACAAAAGTACGCGCCCATTGTCTATGGAACTCTTATAATTCTTACTCTCTTGGTTTGGATCATAGGCAGAGAATACACTATAGCGCATCCGGTAAAATCCCCATGCGCGGACACCGGGTGTTTTATAAAGGTTGTAATGGCTGAAGAACCTGTGTCTAATGACCAACAGATAGATGAATGGGTGGATATGTATGCAGAGAAGTTTAGTAATACACGCTATGAGAAAAACAGAATCAAAGCATTGACGCACTATTTACTTCTACGAGAGCAAAATTACGGAGGATCAGATAATTGCGGAGACTCTGGAAACGCCTGTGGACCTATGCAGTTCTGGGCTAGTACCTATGAACAAAACCGAAATGACATGATAAGAAAAGGATTAGCATTCGATTTTGGATCAAGACTGGATATGGAGGACTCAATTGAAACAGCTATTTATATGTTTAGTATTGGACAGGCGAAGCAATGGGGTCCGGTATATAGAGATGAAATCAAATTGTGAATTGACTTACAATATTTTTATACAATATTGTTAGTACATGGAAGCACAAGCTATACAGTCAATTTCATCACAAGGACCGGTAGCTGTAGTTGTAGCATTATTTCTTGTTGCCATATATTTAATAGCAAAAATGGTAGCGGATGTAATGAGGGGATATACAAAAACCCAAGAGCAGCTTATTAAGCAGCTTGCATCATTCTCCTCTACGATAAAGGCACAGACAGTAATGATACAAAAGCAGAGCACCATAATTGATGAGCTCAAGAACGTCATACACAAGCTGTATGAAGAATTGGTAAAAAAAGCTAAAATTATAGAAGAATATGAAGCAAATCACAAAAGAACAAGAGGATAAATTACGAGAAAAAACAAAGCAAATAGTCAATAAAATGAATCCGGACAGCAAATGGCAAGCAATATTCTGGATGAGATCGGTATACCAAAAACTTCTCAAAAAATTGACTAATAAGAAAAAAGTAGTATAGTTTACTTATGGCATCTGAAATACTCGGACAACGGGATCCACGATGGTCAGGAATAGTTATATATAACCTCACAATTGGGCAAGTAGGATGTACGTCCACTGTTCTTTCCGAAATTATAGGAACTACTCCGGATGTATTTGTCTCCCGGATGAAAGCGGTGAACGGGTTTAGTGGAAACCTCATTATATGGGCGAAGATCGCTGAAGCATTCCCGGGAATACAGGTCTATAGATATTATGGGTATGACAACGCTAAGGTACTTGCTTTTGTGCCCAACGTAATTGTAGAGGTTCCTGCAGCTCCCATAGGTGGCTCAGGAAGTCATTGGGTGCGATTTATGGGAAATAAGCGCCTACATGATCCCTGGACCGCTAAAGACCGTCCTACGAGCGATTTTCCGAATCCTACTGGATTCGTCATAGTGCAGGGGAAATGGAATAGTGCACCGGTAGATCATAAGAAAATATGCCAGGACGTGAAATCTGAGGTTAATTCAATGGATTCTGATACCATAAAAGTTATCAAGATCCGAAACATGGTCGCATCTGTATGAGTAAGCGAGTATTACTAAAACAACTGGAGATCAAGCGCATAAAAGAATGGGAGAAATTAGCGGATAAAGTAACTAAAATGATATTGTGTACACTTGTGCCTTTACTTGGCATAGTATTGGCATTTAGAATTTATTAATATGAAATCAGGATTTAAATCAACAGAGTTTTATGTAGCATTGTGTGGTATTGCCGGGATTACCTGGACGTTTATACAAACACATTGCTCTATTAGTCCAACGGAGATATACGCGTTTGTCGGTATTGTCATTGTATATATTGCACAACGTGGATGGTTGAAGAATAAAGAATTAAATAAAGAAAAATGAAAGAAAAGTGGAAACGGGCGTTTGAATTAGACCCCGAGACCACTACCGAAAGTCGAAGGGTAGAAATTACAGCCAGGAGAAAGTCCTGGCTTATTCGTGCATGGAGCTATTTTTTCGGTTATGTACCAAATGCAATCCCTGCGTATAACGAGAAGAAAGGGTTCTTTCACGCGCCGGCAATACATGTAAACTGGCATCATATAACCACCATAGGAGAATCAACGCGTATACATGGAGAGGATCATGAAGTATATAACGATCCAAGGAATCTAGTACCTGTAAGCGCGCTGAATCATGTGGGCGATGGAGCTGATGAGAATGATACAGTGCTGCATCCGGATACACAGATTGCTAAAAAGAGTTATGGGAGCAATCGCAACAGCTATGCAGACATGGGCAAGGAACGGCGCAAGATGACCGACGCGGGACTTATTTATCATAACCCTGAGTATGACACCTATTTGCGTGATGTAGCCGATCAGGTGGTTTCTAAGTACCAAATTGAACACCCAGAAGACACGTATTGACAAGTGTTTACAAATGTGAAACTATAAATGTGCGTCTGAAGCAATTCAGCACTCCTACGGTAAGGGGAGTATAATGGGAAGAAGTTAAGACAGTTTAATGTTGGTAAGGATAGCTTACCAAAGTCTTCTTCCCAGAAGCCTTACCGACATTAAGCTGTTTTTTTATGTTTACACAACCTACCTTCAAACAATTCCTCAAAGACATTCTCTTTATACTTCTCATGGTTTTTATTATTGAATACGGATTATTCTTTGTTTTTTCATTGAAGTTTCCGTTGATGTAGATCTTTAACAAGTGAATGAGGCAATAGTTCCATAATGACATCGAGATACAGAGTGCAGGACGAGTGTTTACGGCGATTCCGTATCCTAACCAAGCTACGACTCCTAACTCTTGAGACTTCATCAGTCCACACGACTAATCGCATAATTGTTCTATTGCCTCATCTGCTTGTTAAATTGAGCAAATGGGAAAGCAGCCTACAGTAAAGGCGACCTATGGCAAGAGCTAGTATGTGTTGGGAATGACAAGCCATCCCGCCCGGTAAAACATACTAAGAGTTCTAAGTGGTGCGAGGTGAGATAATATTAAGTCCTTCACCGTTTATAAATATCGATGCTCTGGTGTATATACCTTGTATTAAGAAGACTATATATACAGAGAGGGAGGGGGTTTTCAATTAGAAAGCCTTAGTTGTCGTACACATATGAGTGAAAATGAAATAGAAACGCGCCGGAAATGTAATGCTCAAATAGGTGTTACCCCAAATGGAAAACCTATACAGTGCACAGAGTTTGTACGATATGAGGGATCGTTTGTGTGTGAGAAGCATACGTGGAACTATGGGAGAGCCGGGAATAAACGAAAGTGGACTATAGAAGAAATCAAAAAACGCATCGAAGAAATGAAAACGGCACATAAGCCCACAACCTGATATATTTTGTACTTAAAACTGATATATTGCAAACGTGTGTATGTTCAACTATTATACAGATATGACTAAGAAAGATAAACACCTACACATTAAAGTTGAACCAAAACAGCAATTCAAATTAAAGGCAATGTCTGTTAAATCCGGATGGTCGGTTGGAAAGATAATTCGATACATGATCGACACGTATTCACATAGAGTTTTTAAATAGCATGAAAAACAGAGACCGGGTGTATGCATTTGTAACGTCAACAATTATTTGGGCGATTATTTTTACAATATTATTTACTAAATGGGC